AACCACAAATTTCCAAAGAAACCGTTGAATTTTGGAAGCATTTAGCTACCAAAAAGAACTGGAGAATAACCCAGTTACCAAACGGTTTTTACCAAACCGAGTACCAAAATCCAAAAGAGGAAGATACTTGGATTGATGTGACCAGAAGAGAAACCATTGAAGGAGCAGAAACTGCTATCGATGGTTCAGTTGATCACTACGCTAAAAAGGTAGAGTTCATTGATGGTCCAAAAGTTATTAAAACTTTTAAATAGATTTATTAACTAAATTAAATTAAATTAAATGCAAAATCCACAAGACATTGTGAAGACTTTAAGCTTTGGCAGTGATGCTAAAGATAGGGTTTTTGCAGGGATAGATAAATTGACACAAGCTGTTAGCTCCACATTAGGAGCTAGCGGTAAGTGTGTTATCTTAGAAGACTTCATGGGAAGACCCATGATTACAAAAGATGGTGTAACTGTAGCTAATTCTATAAATTTAAAAGATCCTGTAGAAAATATAGGGGCTACACTTATAAGAGAAGCCGCACGTAAAACAGTTTCAGAAGCAGGGGATGGTACAACTACCGCTGCTGTTTTAGCACATAGTTTGATAAAAGAAGCTAATAATAAAGAAACTAAAGAAAGTTTACGTAAAATAAAGGAAAATATTCAAAAAGCATGTGATAGTACTATTAACTATCTTGAAAGTATCGTAGTACCAGTTGAAGGTGATATGATTGATCAAGTAGCAACTATATCATCAAATAACGATAAAGAACTTGGATCTATAATAGGTGAAGCCTTTAAGCAAGTTGGTAAAAATGGTACTGTAATGATGGATGCTGATGGGAAAACAGGTGAAACTACGGTTGAAGTAGTATCTGGATCACAAATAAATCAAGGTTATCGAAATGCTAATTTTGTAACAGATACAGGTAAACAAACTGTAACATTAGAAAAACCGTTAGTTTTATTAGTTAGTTCACCAATAAGTGTTGTAAGAAAAATACAAGTTGTATTAGAATATGCAGTAACAAATAATAGACCAATACTTATTATAGCTGAATTAGAAAAACAACCAATGGCAGCATTGGTAATGAATAAGATAAAAGGTAATATAAAAGCTAACGTTATTGCGCCTCCTGGTTTTAATTTCTGGAAAAAAGATTTTTTAGATGATATTGCAGCTGTGACAGGAGCTACGCATATAAGCGAAGAATATGGTGATGATATAGATTTAATCACACCTGATATGCTTGGAGAATGTGAAAGGGCAATTTCAGATAGTAAATCTACTGTTTTAAAAATAACTGAGATACCAGAAGAAGCTAAAACAAGAATTAAAGATATAGAGGAGCAATTAAAAAGTAGCGATCCTAGTTTAAAGACACAAAAATTAGAAGAAAGATTAGCTATATTGTCTGGGAATGTTGCAGTAGTTTCTGTAGGTGCAAATTCTGATGTAGAATTAAAAGAAAAGAAAGATAGGGTAGATGATGCAATACATGCTACTAAAGCTGCTGTTAAAGAAGGAATTGTTCCAGGCGGTGGTGTGGCTCTTTTAAATGCTGCAAATAACTTAAAAGAAAAAACTGATGGTACGGATATATTTATAGAAGCTATAAAATATCCATATAAAAAGATACTTGAAAATGCTGGTTTAGAGTATGTACCGCAAAAAAGTAAAGGTAAAGGAATAAATGTAGTAACTGGTAAAACAGTTAATATGATTAAAGAAGGTATTATAGATCCTTTACTTGTAACTAAAAGTGCATTGAAAAATGCTGTATCTGTTGCTTCAACAATATTATCAACTGATTGTGTAATTAGTAATATGAGAGAAGAATGAGAGCAATAGGTGGATATTTAGTTATACGAGATATAAAAGAGAAACCAACCAAAACAAAAGGGGGTTTACTTCTTACAGATAAAATAAAAGAAGACATAAGATATAGGCAGGGTCTTGTAAAAAGCGTAGGTGAGTTAGTTCAAGGTGTAAAAGACAATGATAAAATTTACTATGATAAAAACGCTGGGTTCAAGATAGAAATTGATGAAGAGATATTTCTAGTAATAAAACAACAGGATGTTGTTATTGTCTTATGAGAAAATTAGAGGCCAAGGATCTAAGAAGCATAGGGTTGTTAAAGCACTATCGTATCATAAGAAGATGGGCTTGTAAAACATATAAACTAAAAAATGCTGATCTCGAGCTTCTAATTTACTTTGATTGTTTAGATTTATTTACTAGACAAGACTATTTAAATGGTGTTTATACTTATTCTTGGGATAAAAATCGTTGGGAAAGGTTAAGACGTGAAGGTTGGATAGAAACATGGAGGCATCGAAATAGAACAACAATTAAATATAGTATATATAAAACATCATTTAAATGTACTCAACTTATAAGTAGAATATATAGAATGTTGTTAGGTACAGAAGATTTACCAACTAGTATTAGAAGAAATAAAATAATGGAAGGTAATTCTTATTCAGATAAAGTAATGATTAAGGCTATAAATTTAATCAACAAAGACAAAAATAGATAATAATAATAAAAAAAATTAAAAATGGCATACGGAGATATTAAATATGAATCAAGCGGGCATGTACGCCCAGATAGTCAACCTATATCAACTGTAACACATGCGGTATTGATTAGAAATAGTGGCAGTAGTATTGATTATAGAAGTGATAGTCTTGATTTAAAAAAATTAGTTGGTACAAAAGCCCATAATAAAGCTGGCGTATATGTTGGCGTACAGGGCGATTTATTAGTAGAGCTTTCTGGTAGCCCAATGATTACAAGTGGCACAACTACTGCGGATACTACTAATAAATTAGTTTCAAGTGGTTTTACTTCTACTAATCATGATATTTTAGTTGGTGATAGAGTATTAAATACAACAGATAGTACACAGGCTTGGGTTCAAGCTATAGATAGTGATACTACTTTAGCTTTAGTTACAGCACCTGGTGGTAGTAGTGCAGCTGATATATTTGATGGAAGTTCAACTGCTGAGAAATATGAAATTTATAGACCCGTTCTTTTTCAACAAATTGCTGCAGGATCTTTCTTACCAATAAAAGTAGATAGAATCTACTCTTCAAATACTACAGCTGACGATATAATAGCGCTTTACTAAAATGGCTAAGTTAGGAAACCAAATGGGTATGGGATATGTCCCACAGGTTATAAATCCATCACCATTCGGTCCAAAATATGCGATTACTGCTGATTGGACAGGGATAACTGTGGATAGAACAACTTACGCTGCTGATCAAACACATCACGACTAAAAAAAAATAAATGGCACTACAAACAATAAGCATAGGTAGTTCCGCGAATGATGGCACAGGTACTACTCTAAGAGAAGCATTTGACATTGTTAATGACAACTTCGCAGAAATATATGACGGTACTTCCGCACTGCCTTATCAAATAGAAGGCACAGACTTCACAGGTTCTTTAATCGTAGGACACAGTACTACTGGTACACTTTCCTCAGCTACATACAATACCGCATTAGGTATAGGCGCAATGGACGCTATAACTCAAGGTGATTATAATGTCGCTATTGGTTATAATGCTGCTACGGCTTTAACTACAGCTACACATAATACAATAGTTGGTGCAACCGCTGGTGATGCTTTAACAACAGGTATTCAAAATGTCGCTGTTGGGTATCAAGCTTTAGGCGCTGAAGATACTGGTCAAGGGGCTGTTGCAGTTGGGTATCAAGCTTTGGCAAGTCAAAATGCTGATGGAAGTTATCATAATGTTGCAGTAGGATTTCAATGTGGTACTAATATAAGCACTGGTGGTCAAAATACTTTAATAGGCGATTCGGCTGGATATAATTTAACAACTGGTGGTAATAATATAGCTATTGGTTTTAAAGCTTTATATACAGAAGATGGTAATGGAAATAATGTTGCTATAGGTAGGGAAGCGTTAGAAGTGCAAGATGCTGGGGTAGATGCGTACAATATAGCTATAGGTTATAGAGCAGGTCATGCTGTTTCAACAAGTATTAAAAACGTTATTATAGGTGGGCTTGCAGGTGATGCTTTAACTTCAGGAAGCAAAAACACTGTTGTAGGTTATGAAGCATTAAGCACAGAAGATACAAGAGGTACAAGTACAGCTATAGGACATAGAGCTTTAAGAGATCAAAATGCTGGAAGTGATCCTTATAATGTTGCTGTAGGTCACGATGCTGGATTATTAGTTTCAACAGGTGTACAAAATACAATAATTGGTGGATTAG